GAGCCTGAATAATCTTGTCGATATTTCTAATACCAAAGGCTTTAGCTAGAGTTGGAGACTGTAGAAGAATCGGTAGTTGACCGTTCATAGCTACGTTTCTCAAGTTCTCTGCAAGCTCTTCTGGTGGAGCATCAAACTCTGGTGTCTGTTCAACAACAACGTCAAATGTGAGTGACTGAATGTTGTTCACAGCTACAGTAGTACCATCTAGTTCCGTACTACCATTTAAAATTACCTGTGTGCCATCTTCAAGAGCAATAAGCATTCGCTCTGTGTAATGGGCTTGGATGTATGAGAGGAGGAATCGACCAAAGCGATCCTTGAACATACGGAATGCATCAATAGCAAACGCTTTAGTGCGGACAGCACTTTGTTGTCTACGTTGGATAGCTGCTCCAGACGTAGCATTAGTTTGCTGGCCTAGGAGCTCGTTATAAATACCTGTGACACTCTCAATGTCATTCATACTCTGTAGGAGTACGCGGTTCTGTGCTTCAGACAAACTCAAGTTGTCCTGAATATCAACAACACCTTCCCCGTCCTTCATTAGGAAGTAATCAGGGCGGCTAATCTCTTGGCGAACACGTTCTGGGTTCTCAAATACGTCAGGGTCTGCAATAACACCTTTAGTGTTAAGGAGGTGTAGGGCTTTTTGGCGACGTTTATTTACTTCTTTCTGAGGATCAACAGCAGCTTTAACTACACCGTAAGGGATGCGAGATCGACTCTCACGTTTATGTACTGTAGGAATGTACTCAAACTCACCGGTCTGTACCTCAAGAGGCTCACTACGCATGAGTACGTTCTCTACAAAGTAGGCACGATAAACAATCCAACCATCAACAACTTCAATATTGTTTTTGTCGGCAGCCATTTTCTTGGCTTCATCTTCTTCGTAAACCTCTACCCACTCATCAGCTTCGTTGAAGAAGCGATACTTCTTACCAAGCTTCTTGTACTGCCCTTCGACAATAAGTACCTTATCCATCTTACGGTCATAGAAACTGAAAGGTTCGCGGTCACGTGCTGTGCCTGTTTCGTAGTTAAGAGAGTTGTGAGCACCTGTAGAAGTGAGGGAGTGTTGTGCCCCTTCTTTCTGTCCGTCAGAGCGAAGTTGTTCCAACTCATCCTTGTAAGCAGGGAATTCACTAACAGCTAAGTCGAAGTCTACCCAACGCTGTCTGAACACATACTTCTGGTTCTTTAATTGTTTAGAAGTGTCGTCAGTGTCCCAAACCATCTCAAACTCGTCTACGTGACGTGTTACGATACGTTCTTCCTCTACTGTAGTCTCAACCCAACCAATACCAGAAACAAGGCTGCTCATAAATACAGCTGACAACTCGCTAGGCGTGTCGTTCTGTTCCTGTACACGTAAAGCCACTCGTGTAAACGCAGCGGCTTTTAATTTATCAGCTTCATCGAATGTTCTTTCACGAGCTGTAATAACTGTTCTACCTTCAAGCTCTGTTCCGGCTAGAGCATCAATCTTAGGGGCAATCATATTAATGATGAGGTCAGGTTGCTTGCGTTCACGAAGCTTCTTCCTATCCTCAGCACTTAATTGCTCACCATCATAAAAATCCCACCAATATGCAGCACGTTCTCTCCACTCAGTGTACTGGTTAGAGTTCACTCTGTGTAGGAATGCGTTTTTAAGCTCTTTATGGAGTTTGTTGCTCTTTTTCTTAGCCATTTACTAACCTTCTACGTTTGCGTTCTCTACTAGAGTGATCGCTGAAGTCCAAGTACCTGAAGTAATCTTAATGCCAACCGCAGAGTAACCAGTTGAGAATGTAGATACGATGAAGTCAGCTGTATAAGCATCACCGTCCTGTGTAAGGCTTGAAAAATCGCCTTCAGTCTCGATTTGGTTCTTGTCAATCAGGCTCACGAAAACAGCAGCTTCTGCTGCTCCACCGCCAGTCTCAATACCCTGAATGTTGATTTGAGCATTACGTGGTACAAGGTAAATAACTTCATTACCTGTAGTAAGCGATGTATCTGTACGACCTCTTCCGTTACGACTAAGGTCTACTACCGTTACTGCCATTATACTGTCTCCCAACTTCCTTTATCTGTTGTAAAATCGTCCCAAAATCTTCGAGCAATACCCCTCTTAGATTTAGCAACCTTCATTCCACTCTCAACACCATATCTCATAGTATCCATAAAGTGGTCGTGTTTATCTTTAGGTTTCCCCTTATCATCATAAGCGTACATCCTAAACTCTGATAGCCAACCGGCTAAGTCATCAAATACTTTTAATCGACCTTCTCGCATCATCTCAAGAATCAAAATGATTCCATTCTGCTTATAACTTCGGTCTGCTGCCCTTATACGTAGACCTGCTTCTTTATACCTCTGAACCATACTCTTACCGTCAGATTGCCCAGCTTGCGTACCGCCGTAAGGGTCAACTACGCCTTGCATCCAATCACCACCTAGTTGGTTGATGTATTCAGCATGTGATTTAGGGGTTCGTTCTTTCTGAGAGTATTCTTTGGTGATGTAGAGAATGTCTTTCTCTGGGTCATAGGCAAAGAACAATGCCACGGTTGGGTCTGGGTTCCACCCGAAGTCCATAGCATAGAATTGCTTGAAATGGTCGGGGATAGGGAATCTTTCTACGAGAATCTGGCTTTCAGCGATTGGATATACCATACCTTCACCAATCGAAGGAATACCTTTAGCACGGGCTTCCTTCTGGTGGTCTGGGGTTTGATCTTCGAGTTGTTGCTTCTCTTTATCTGAGAGGTGGTCTGCATCCATCCAAGATGCCATAACCAACACTCTACCCTTCTCAACAACACCCTCGGCCTCACTATCCCAGAAGTATCTAACCATATCTGTCATACCGGAAAGAGGGGTCATGGTGAGGAGCATTATCCCCTCTTCACTTCCAGCAGCAGCTGTCAAGCGAATCATACACTCGGAGTAGATGTCGAAAGGAGGTTCCTCATCGAGGTGGATGACTTGACGTTTTGTACCCTGAAACTTGTTACGACCCTGCTCATAAGATTTGAACGTGAGTTCGCTGTAGCCTCCGGAAACATGTTTAACTCTAACTGTGTCAAGGGCGTTAGCAATACCTTGACGACGTGTAAACCCTTCAATACAATCCTTAGGGATTGTGCCTGTACCAAAGTCCTCATCTGAAATACCACCCATGTACGTAACTTGTAGAATGTCACGTGTGGCTTCTGTTGAGTCTGTGGCTGCCCAAGCGGCAACAGGCTTCTTAAATCTCTTCCCTTCCCACCAATCAGGATAGAGTCCTGTGAGGTGGTAGGTGGTTTCCATACAACCAGACCAAGTCTTACCTGTATTACTAGAGACATATCCGTTGGCAATGAAAAGGTGGTCTTTGTGAGCAACTGTAATACAGTAGATGTCGAAAGATTCTGCTTTTTCTACTTTAGTTTTTACAGTTTTATATTTTTCAACCTGCCTGTCGTTTCCTCTTAGTTTTAGAGGTTTTGTAGGAACATCACCTATTTTTAAGACGTTGCTATCACCACTAACAGAAATTACGATCTCATCCCGATGTTTTGGATTTTTTCGCTCTCTAGTGCTTTTTGTACTGTAAGCCCCTAAACGCAGACAAGCAAGACGGAAAGTGTGGGCTAGTTTAGGTGATGTTGTAGAAAAGCAAATACGACCTTCTCTCATATACCCATCAGAAGCAACCAAACCTTTAACAACTTCTCCTACAACTGAACTCTTTAAGAGTTTCTCTGGTATGAATTTTTCGTTTGAACGGAGCCCATATACACCTAACTCTCTCAGGAGATTGGTGAATGGATTCTGACCTTTCTTGGCATCTTTTTTAGAAAGGTGTAAGTCATAATACGTGCCGTAGTCTCTAATTTTAGGTGTACAACCTAAAGACTCTGCGGCTTCCTTACATAAGTTAATGATCTCTAAACTTTTGTTTGTAATCTTCGGCGAGCTGTTTATATCTGTAGAGCAACCATCTCCTAAGTACATTCCTAAAAGGAATCCGACTTCTTTAGAGAAATCTTCGTTTTGGTCTTCCAGGTTCCATTTCGAAGGAACTACTATCTGCGTCCAAGGTTTAAAATCTTCAGCTTTTTGTTTAGATACTACACCTCTTTGACTTTTTGTCAGGAAAGGGTGGTCGTGCGTAACACTAATCTCTTCAGTGGAACGACCTGCTTTTAGTGTGAGGTTGTTATCACTAAATCCTTTGAATGTATCGATCACAGGAGTTTCAACTAAGCTGTCAGACTCAATATCATACCCTAGAACAATCTCACCTACTTTAATGTCTTCGATGTTCTTCTCTGCGCCATCAGCCATCCAAACTTTAGTCCCAGCAGCGTAACAGCGGTTTCCGGCTAAAAACAGCCTTTGTCTGGCTGAAGCACCTAGCTTATGGAATAAAGCTTGCTTTTTGTGTGGCTTATATAGACTAAGTTGATTGTTCTTCTTCGCCGCTATCGCAGAGCTCAACGTCGATAACTTCTCCGGAGGCAGATTCTTCAATGCCTCTGCCAAAGTCTGGATTTGCTTCGAGGAGATTTTTTGCGAGCTCATTAAAATCAATGTCCACATTCGTGTTGGTCGTGTTGATATTCAGCTCTTTAGGGAGAATATTACCAACTCTACTCAATACACTGTCAGCCGCTGCTTTGCGCATTCTGATGTCGGCTTTTGGATTTGACATGATTTCCTGAAGAACTTCTATGGCGAGAGGAGCTAGACGAGCTTCCTGTAATACCGCCTCATGTGCAATTTGTAATGTCTTCTCTTTTAGAAGAGCTTGCACTTCGTCTGTTTTTTTAAGCTTGTGTGCTGCGGCTAGAGTGCCTTTATTACTGGCTCCGCCTGCGTCTACATAAGCTTGCGTTAGGGTTTTTCCCGTGACAATCGCCTCAGCGAATGCCTCACGGCTAATCTTCGATTTTCTTTTTTGCAACTCGTACACCTGTAATGCACAGAGTCTGGCCCTCTGGGCACCCTTCTTCTGTTAAGCCTGTTACATGTTGATTCAACTCAACCTTCTTAGTTGGAACAAACGTAAAACCCTCTACTTGCTCACCTGAAAGGAGAAGCTCAAGCACTTTCGTCAATGTCGCTTCATCAATCACTTTCTTAGCTCTCAATTCGTTTAGTCTGTTCTGAACGGCTGACTGAATAGCAGCCTCTCGATGGTCGTAGAAAGCTTTTGTAAACTTTTCTACTGTAGCAGGTTTAACTTTCTTCCCTCGGATAGCTTTAAGGTAACGTAGAATATCCATTACTGTCTGTTCCTTGGGTTTTTTAGTTAATGCTCTTAATGCTCTGCGGTGGAGGACGTAATGTTTAGTCTTACGCCCGTCCATCCGAGGCTTACCTTTTTTAGTCAGGGAGGTTGTCCTGCGCCAGCTTGGTAATCACCATGCCGTCTTTGATTTCTTTATCATCAGGCGTGATTTCGTGTGCGCCTTTAATAGCAAGCGTACCGAATACAGCCAAGAAAACCAAGAATCCCAAATCATAAAATTTCATTATATTTTCCTCACTTATTTAATTAAACACGAAACATTTCTATTTCGTGTACACACATTGTAACATAAAAAAATGATTTTGTCAATAGTAAAATAGAAAAAAATGACATTTTTATAAAAAAATTCACTTTATTTCATTTTTCTTTCCAAAACCCCTTGACAGACCTGAAAAAGTATGTTACCCTGAGTCTCGACGAGGACGCCGAGCCTCGATGAGGGTGACTCACGTGAGTGATGTCATTTATTTCCCTCCCTCACTCGGGTGACCAGCGGCCAAGGAGAGACTCTAAGCAAGCTATGCTTGCGTCATGCCAGAGGCGTAGCCGAAAGCATGCCCCTGCTCCCCAAAGAGCATAGGGGCTTGATGCTTGAGGTGCTTACGCCCTTGTGTTAGAATAACACTAGGCATGTCCTACATCCCTAAAGATGTATAGGACTAATGCCTGTGTGTTTAATGTATATTATATTTAATAAATAGAGAATTATATTCTTTAGGGAATATATTCTCTTTTTTATTTGTATGTATTGACAGAAGGAATACTTTATGTTAGTATTCCATTGTCAATGAAAGGAGACATAACATGTCAGACATTAATTACAGAATTTACAGGCGAGACTCTTTGAATTATGCACTTCAGGTAAATGAGCCTATAGAGTATAACGATGTACGTACAGGAGAACGTAAAACGTCCAAGAAAATGAGAGACGTCGGATATTATCCAAATCCTCTTGCTGCATACGAAGCTTACGTTAAGCGATATGCTTTACAACAAGCCTCTAATTACGAGGATTTAAAACAACTCCTCACAAAAGTTATGGAAAGAATTGAGAAGGAAGTGTTGAATGATGTCTAAAACAAAAGAATTAAAGCAAATCGCACAACTCGAAGAGGAGTTGGCTAAGCTACGAGCTATTGTAGAGAAAGAAAACAAAGTTATTGAAGGCTTGTTTGAGCCTGAAGAATCTGAGAACTATTACGTCTTGTCTTCAGAAGGCGAGATTCTAGAGTATGTAAACACGTTTCAGAGTACCACTGACAATAGTTTAGAGATTGGAAACTCTTTCAGCTCTAAAGAAGCTGCTGAGATTGAAAAGAAAAAGCGTATTGTTACAGCCAAGCTTAAGAAGCTTGCCGGTGGGCATAAGTATAAAGTAGGTGAATCTAACTACCGTTTACACTATGACCGCGACATTAAGATGTGGGTGTGTTGGCACAACTATTGCTATCAACAACCTCACACAATTTACTTCGAGACAGAAGAAGAAGTCAATGCCGCCATAAAAGAACTTGGTGATGAGCTCAATGTATTGTTGGAGAATTAATATGGAAGCTTTTGGTGAATTCGTAACCGTTTTGGTTACTATGTTAGTGGTAATTGTTAGTCTTACAAGTTGTGTTGCGATGGTAGCACAGAAACTTGAGAGAAACATCTGTGAGAAGAATCTATTAAGAACACAAACATGCCATATGGTGGCTGTTCCAAAACCGGAGGGAGAATAGTCAGTGACTACTGTAGCATATAAAAACGGAGAATTAGCTGGAGATAACTTGATAAGTTGTGGTAGTTATCGACACAGTACTTTCAATAAAGTATTGTACATTAAAGGTTATCATGTAGGTATGTGCGGTGAGCTACAGGACATGCACGCTTTTGTTAAATATGTATCAGAAGATTTCAAAGAGACTCCAAACCTCAATGAAGGGTTTGAAGCTATTTTAGTTCGAGACGGTGTGGTGAGTATGTGTGATTACAAAGGATTAATCTACCCTGTTACACTCATAGATGACTGTGTAGCCATCGGTAGTGGTACGCCTTTTGCATTAGGTGCTATGGCAGCAGGGAAGGATGCCAAAGATGCTGTAGCAATAGCGGCTAAATTTGATTCAGGTACAGGCAAAGAAATAACAGTTGTAAATACAAGGAAATAACATGCGAGTACTATCTATAGAAAGATTATCAGAATTCAATCCAGAGCTGGAAGAATTCCTGCGAGAAGAATACGGCCTTAAAAACATTGTAGCCGACTTCGAGAGCAACATGAGCCCCCTTGTGGACATCCGAGGGGAACAAGGGAATGGGAAGATGTTGTGGGCAGCAATTAACATCAACAGTCTTGATGACTTCAAGGACTCAGACAAGATTGATACAATTAAAACACGTTTCCAGATTGCTTCAGAGAAAAAACGCCCTAAGAAAAAGAAGAAATATTAAATGACTATTATGTTAGCCCGTGAAGGGAAAGATTTAATCGACAAGAATGCTATTTACCAAGTGAGTGAGAAGCTTGACGGTGTTCCTGTTTGTATTAGAGATGGGGTGGCCTTGTCAAGACAAGGAAAACCTATCCTATCAATCCAGCACATCATAAATGAGCTTCCTAATGAGGGTGAATTCGTAGGAGAGCTCTATATAAAAGACAAACCTTTTGAGTACATCTCAGGGAAAGTGAGGCAACACACTCCATGTGAGGAACTCACACTTTACTTATTCCCTGAATTCGACATGCCTCAAGGTGAGTACCTATATGTCGAACAGTTACCTTACCAACTGTTTACAGGTGGAGATTTAAGGTGTTTGCGTAAATATAGTTTTATTTCAAAAACTATTCCTACAATCTGCTCAAAACCCGAAGGGTTTATTGCCAGACGTGTCAACACCCCTTGGGTGGTTGGTAAGCGTAGCAAAGACTATTTAAAACTCTTAGACCACCCTACCCTAGATTTAAAAGTAGTAGCTTTCCAAGAAGCAATTGACAAAGAAGGGAATCCAACAGGAAGAGTTGGGAAATTCGTCTGCCTTTGGCACACAGGCACGTGTAACGTATCAGCTGGAAAGCTTACACATGAAATGAGTAGGGAAATCTTCTCAAACCAAGAAGACTATGTCGGGAAGATTATTCAAGTTAAATACAAGCCTTCTACATACTCTGTTCCTAGACAACCTACCTTCCAGCACTTCAGAGAAGATAAGCTGGAATATCAAACTAACTTCTAAATCGTCGCCCTGACAATGGCTCCTCGCCGAAGGCGGGGGCTATGTCTAGGCGCCCCGAAGGCGCAAATCAATAATTACGCCCTAGCGTAATATCTTATCCTTTACGCTCCAGCGTAACATAAAGAGAGCCCGAGTTCCTCCCAAAAGGAACAGAGGCTCTTTTCTTATATATACATAAGCTCCTCCCAGTGAGGGGCTCTTTTTTATTTCCGCCCCTTTGTGAGTCGTCCCGTTAGGAAACGAATCACAAATAATTAGGGGGGGGTACTTCGTTTACACTCGTAGGCGAATCGAAAATCGCTCCGCATTTGAGAGATAGTCCTCGTAGGACGAGTGAAAAATAAACTCCGTCTTATTTTGAGGGACAGACCACCAACCTTCCCACCACGTACGGCGAAGATGCCGACGACCAAAGGTGGGGGGGGGGTTAGGTCGTTACACTCCTCCACTATGGCCTTATGGCCTCTCTATGGCATCATAGAATGATTTCTTGATGCTCTGAGCTACGTAGGTAGCTCTTACATACATAAAAGCCTTTAAATGGCTTTATATTAATGATAAATATAGTGTCCCACTTTGGTACACATATTAATAAGATAAGGCACACATATTGTGTGTATTGTATACGGCGATGAAAGAGGCGCTACACCATCATAGATGATTATAGCCCCTTTATAATAGAACTTTATGATTTGTTGTCCGTTCCGTTGGTACGGCAACGCTTACAATGCCTTAACAGCCTTTTACGGGCTGAAAGGCTTAAAGGATTAAACAAACAAAAGAGGCACTTGGTGTGCCTCCTGTTTGTAATATATTTTATGATTATTTAAACGGCGTATCTTGGGTAGATAACGCCGCCTTTAATGACTGGTGTGTAATCTTCGTTTTGTAAATCTTGTAATTCATAAAAACCCGTGTCCATCGCAACACCGTCATTCTCTGAAAGAGCAACCAACGGCAAGCCTTCAATATTGTAAGCAATGACCTCAAAGCCATTGACCTTTTCATCAAGTGGTTTGGCCTTGCTTTCGTTCATATCTCTTTTTACTTTAATAAAAAGTTCTTTTTGTGCTGTAAGTTTGGTCATATCTATATCCTTTCGTTTTGTTGATGCTTATAATATAGCAACACAATAAGCCCTTGTCAAGGGCTATTGTGCATTTTATTTGTGTTTATTTTATGGCTTTGTTTGTTTGCTTTTTGTTAAGCACAAACAAGCCCATTTAAATACTATCTAATAGTTTAAATAGCAGCGTCCTCTTCCATTTTGGTGGGTTACGTTTTGATATGGCAATTTTACATACGTTTTTCATATTACCCCAAAAGGTGATTGATGTATACTCATAATCGGAGTTAAAATGCCAGTCTCTGATAGTAAAAAGTGCTTCTAGTGCATCAGCTGAGTGGATATCTTTTCTCATCACTCTCCCTCCCACATCTCTTTTATACGTAAAGTTAAATACACAACGCCGCCTGTATATCCTAGCAATAGTAGTGTATTAATAATGTAAAGCTTTTCCATGCTTATGCCCGTTCTTTCCAGTCATTTGTACAACGTTGCGATATATAATAAAAACTATAAGAATCACTTATTCTATATTCTTTCAAGTCTGTTATGGCTTCTTTTCTGTTATTGTACTCTGCCACAGTTTCCACACCTTTAATGTAAGGATTTTTCATGTTTATATATATCTTTTTCATTTTCTTAAATCCCTTTTTTTATTGTTTAGTTAATTATGCCAGTTAATACGGCATAAAGCAAGCCCATTGTAATAATAAAAGTTAGCATTGTTAAGATTCCTTGTTTTTATTGTTTAATAATCGATTATTGTGAAGCGTCTAAGTACTGTATCTGTCTCTCTGCCACCCCTACTAGCTATAGAAAAGAACTTGTCATAGCCTTTTGCAATATTATTAAAATGTGTATCAGCCCTATCCTGTTTTTTAGTGAGTTTTTGCTTTTCTTTAGCAAACATCACTTTAATTTTATTGTAGTTTTTTCTCTGAAATGTTGTATATTTAGAGCATAATTTTGTGTATTTTTTCTCTTCTTTGAGCGCCAGTGCGTCAAGCCTTATTTGTTCCTGACGTTGTGCGTCCGTCCAAAGCTCAGTCCCTAGCGGTTGCATGTCTACCCTTTCCTCACTTCCAATTGTTGGAATTGTTTATGTTCTTTTGAATTTATGTGTTGTGCCATAAATAGAATATAATTTTCAGCTTTTAAATGGCTGTCAAATTCTATTGACTTACCGTCAAACACTAATTGTTGCTTTTTCGTATCAGGTGTGAAGCCTGAAAGCTTCTTTCCGTCTAGTGTTATGTAATACATATTTACACCTCTATAGATTTTCAATTGTGTTTTCAGAAAGGCCACAAGCTTTTAAGAACTTTACCCTGTCAAACCTTGGATTAATTGTTTTAAATTTTGCACTTAATGCTTCACAGTTTAAAGCGTGGGCATCTCTGACTGTCTGCGAGCGTCTATAGTTAGCGTATTCTGTCACCTCTAACATAACGCTAGACACTACTTCAAAATCTTTTTTATTCATTTTAAAGCCCTTTCACAATCTTTTGAATTGTACCATCTAGCAAGATGTGTTGCCCTGAGCATGTACGGCCCCAAAAATAGCCGTATTCCGTATCCAAAACAGGCTCGCCAATGTTACGAAGTTTTTCATAGAGGTACTGAGTAACTTGCCACCACTCTAAAGGCTCTTGTGTGTCGCAGTTGTTATCTTGTGCCCAATCTCTAAGCTTGTCCGTAGCTTCCATTTCCTGCGTATGGCTTGCTTCATCAAGTGTTTCTGATTCATCTAGAAGTTCTCTGAGGAAATCAGCGTACTCCACCGCATATTGTTCTTTTAAAGCTTCATCACTCAAATATAAGTTTGATGTTTCTTCCAGCCAGCCCTTTTCGTGCATCAAGTCATTAATTAGGGCTGTATGGTTTACAATAATATCATTGCGAATAATGTGCTCTGCATGATTATTTGTTTCTTGCTTAAAACCGTATTGTGTTTTATGCTCTTTAAATTTTGTCATGGTTTTCACCTTGTATATTGTTTTGTTGTGGTGTATAAGAAGTGTTTTCTTTTTCTTATACATATTATTATGCCACAGGGTGAAAGCGTGTCAATAATTTTTCCTGACACTTTCAATATTTAATGCATAAAAAATAGGCACCATTTAAAGTGCATTTTATTTATATAAGTAACACGCACGTAGCACAGATCCTCCCAGCTGTCAAATAAAAATTAAAATTCATATAAAATAATTATATTTCAGAATGTTACATAAATAAGCTCCCAGACACGTTTAAGAATGTCTTAGGAGCTTAAATAGAAAATCGCCTAGGAGACTAAATAGAATTTCCTTAGGAGGCTAAATAGAAATTGACAATTTCAGCCAAACAACCAAGTTGCTGTCAGGAGAATAATAACAATCCCTAGGAGGTAAGGTAGGAGATAAAATATCATTTTACACTCTCTTTCAATACCTTTTCCATATCTGGAATGTTAAATCCTGAAGAAAACACTTCATCATTTAAATAAAACACCGGTGCTTGCCGCACTCCGAGATTCTTAACAAGCTCCATAGCTTCTTCGTCAAAGTCAATGTTAATTGTCTCATATTGAACATTATTCTTTTCCAAGTATTTCTTCACAGCAATACATTGTACGCAATTGTTTTTAGTGTATAGTTTAAAGTGGTTCATTTTGTTTCTTTCTTTAGTAAGTTGAGTTTTTCTCATGTCGGTGAAATTCACACATATCAATTGAAGTGCTGTTAATGTCTATTTCATACTTAGCCCATAGACTCCTTGCATCGTATGGACTTAAAAAGTATTGTTTAATACCACATCGTTTGCACCTTCTACCAAATAATATTGATTCCCATACAAACAGGTATCTATAAACAGAAATTGATACAGACTTCAAAATAAGTAAGAGTGCAAAGACAACACAGAATATTAGTATGTAGTCAAACATCACTCTTCCCCCATCTTAAACTCGTGCTCTTTAAGATAAAAAACATATGTTCCAAGATGATAGCCATCTTCTTTAAAGCCCATTGCCCTTCATAACCTACAGCACAACAATGGTATTCATTGTATTCTTTATCATGGAAGTAGCAAAAGTAAACTGTATCAGCATCATTCCCACACTCTCCATTGTCTTTATAAAAAGAACCTACTTTCATTATTTTTTTATTCATCTTCGTTCTCCTTAAAATTAAACTCGTGCGTCCATTCGCCGTTGATTTTGAATTGCAGGAAGTGGGTTGGGCAAACCTCTCCAGCTTCATCAAACCAAACACCACCCCTTTCATCAATATACCACCATGTTTCTTGCTGAAAACCTCCATTATAAGGAATGTAGCACAAGATATGTGTCCCATCCTTTGGTGCAGTTTCAATAGGTTGCCATATGTTATCTTTTGCGAGCTGGAGGGCTTTACGCATTGTTGATGCACACTCCTCTGTTGTCATGAATCTATAAAACTCATCACCTTCTCTCGTTGATGGTGGCAAAGGATTATCCAAATCCATCAAAGCCTCATCAATCTGCTGTGTTGGTTTAGTCGTCATTTTACAGTATATCCTCTATTTTTTAATTCTGATTTCATATCTTCCGTTAAAGTTTTTACAGGCTCTACCTTAGAACGAGTATCATCAACTGCTGTGTACTTATTAAGGCAATAAGAAATTAATTCATCTCTACCTAGAGATTGTACAGCTCTATAAGCAACAGGTTTTGTTGTGAAGTCCCACATGTTTATCACTTGTAATTGTAGCCATTCTTTATTGTCTTTGGGTGATACATATTGCGCACTTTCATGAATCATCTCACTCCCCTCCTTTCAGGGCTTGTTTAATAGCACGCTCTTGAGCGGGTGGAAGATTTCCCATAAGTAGGGCACCATGCAAGTGCCCCTCCAACTCGCACACACGCCCCCTCAAAGCGGCGTTTTCTTTTTCTAGGTCTTCTTCAATTGGACGGTTGTTCCAAACCTCTTTAGCTTTAATCATGCTTACACCGTTAGCGTGAGCAATGCCGCAGTTTTCACAAAGAACCTGAGCAGGATGTTCAATCTCATAGTCTTCTGTAGAAGTAACCACTACACTTGTAATATCTTCCCATTCACAAAACGGGCAAGATTTTAATTCCATCCTCACTTCTCCTCGTATGTTATTTTTTCAATGTGCAGTATCTCACCGCCATTCATGGTCTGGGCTTTGTTAGGCTCTATTCTCGTTAATGAGCAAAATGTGCCACCGCTAAACTCAGCTTTATACCAAACTACCCAAGCTTCATGCACAACAGGAGCACGCTCCTTTACAAGGGCGTTACACGTTGGGCAACGTGTCTCAGCTTTGTATTCGGCTATGAGGTTGTAATCTATATCACCATCAGGGTAAATTGAGCTTACCCATTCTCCGTTTTTTCTAAAAAAGTCGCCTCGTTCATCCAAATAAAAACCATTTAACTTTCTTGAAATATTTGATATGCCGCCTTTACTATCAACATAAGTCTTCCCGACTTCGAGTTTTAGACGAGAATCACAAGATTGTTTACAATCGCCAGTATCTTCTAGCTTAAGCGTCATTGGTTTGCTCCAATTCTCTCTTCAAATCAGTTATTGTTTTTCCTTTGGCTAATTCAAGAGCTAACATCACCCATTCTCTACGCTCTTGAAGTTTTGTCGCCTTATCTTTTCTTCTAAGTGGAGAAAAGTTCATCTCAATTAAAGGGGTTACAGAGTAGTTTTCATGTCTTTGGTGATGATGATCTTCGTGCCATACCTCTAAATATTTACTTCCGCATCCAATATCAAATACAAAGTTTTTCATAATCACTCTACCCCTATCTTAAACTCATGTGTAGGAAACTTGTGACTCACTGATTCTTCTCCTTTTTCAATAATAATGCATTTATTCGGCGAACATTTCCTTTCTCTAACGTAACGTCCTGTATAATCGCCGCCCTCAAAGAACACTGTCTTCTCAGTCAACTTTGTAACAATTCCTTTTGTTAAAGATGCACCAGAATTCCGTCCGTGTGCAACACAAGCTACAACAGTGTCTCCCTCCTTTATTAAATGCCCTGTAAAATCAAAAAGTTTAAACTTACTCACCCTGCACCTCCTTCAAAGCTTGGGTTGTTGTGGCTTTTATCATTCCCTTAACAATATCATGGTCATATCCTTCACCGTCTGGCAATCTACAACCTCCCATCATATCTTCGTATTTCCATATTGCCTCACGGCACATAATCTCACTAGGTTCCATCATAAGCCTCATGAATTTGAGGGCTGTATAACTAAGATTATTTACCATTATGCGCTTCTTATCCCACTCAATATCCTCTGGAGTGTCATATTCACTAATGAGCGGTATTTCTTTCGAAAACGGCTCAAGGTATTCAATAGCCGCATCAAGCTCTTGTATTGTTGGTTTCATGATTGCTCCTTCCATACACGGTATGTTGAACCACCTTTAACTTTAACATCCTTATACTCACCTGAGACACCAACTTTAGTTTTTCCCCTGTAAATACTGTCAGGTGTGTCCACAAAGCCGTGCCCTACAATTTTAATTTTCTTACCTTTGAACTTTTCACAGAAATCTTTGTCTGAAATATCCATCCTACACCCCCACCTGAAACATTTCATTTAAGTCCTTATTAATTCTTCTATCATATGTTCTTTTTGATAACATCATAATAAACTCTCCCTCACCCTCTGTCAAGGCGAATCCACATTTTGTGTATTTTTTAATATCTTCTAATGTGTTAGGGTATCCTATAAGAACATCAGCTCCGATAGAAAATGCTTGATCTGAAGCTATCTCTATTTCTCTGATAGATGGGTTTGTTACAGATATTTCACTTACACTAACAGTCATCACTTACCCTCTCTCATACATAATAATATCACCAACCAAATCACGCAGCCTGCGATCATTAGTATCCCTTGCAATCTGGCACAACTGCGCCGTACTATATTTGCGAATGTCTATTACGCCCTCAATATGCTTTTCGTACATGTATTTTGTGTTAATCATCTTTTGACTCCTTCAAAGCTATCTTTTCAATAAGCTCATCAATCTTTTTAATCTCTTCATCCATCGCCCACTTACCACCTAAATCGCTATTTTCAGCAAACTTAGCTTTAATTACAACGCACGCACGTCTTTGGTCTAATAACTCTTTAATCATCTTTCAGGCTTTCTAGTGTTTGTTTTAATTCTTTCCTAGCTCGCTTAGCAATTAAAGGGCTTGCCTGTTGCTGTGGATCGTAACCCATCTCAAAAGGATTATTTCTTTCAATTGCGTATAGTGCTGCATCGGCTTTCTTCAATACAGCAACCAAACCATTATGGGCGTTGACGCATTTAACGATGTGTTCTAAATCATTGTCATCACTTCTTGCAAAGCAGTATGTTCGCACTGCAATGGCATCTCCATCATGTGTAATCATTGGCATACCATCAACAACTTCAAACATCCAAGGCGTTGGTGTATGTTTCATGTTATTTATCCTCCTTCAAACCTTCATACCCACCACCGCAAATCATCTCGTAGTCTTCAGGGCAAGGTAGTTCTTGGTCGAGACGATTACGTTCTAAACGTAGGAAATCAAATAGAAATGTAACATCTACCTTCCCATTAATTTCAGTGTTATCAATTACTTGCTCAAGTCTGTTTAACAGGTCGTATTGTTCAAGCATGTTATTTCCTTTCTCCTAGTAGAGGAATTAACTCCTCCTTTGGAATGTTGTGCGGTTTGTTGTTATTAATTAATAGTGTAGTAGGTACGCACCGGCTTGTCAATAGCTTCTGCAATTTTCTTCTTTTTTCTCTGGGAACATCTGGGTCAAGCCAAAGCTTGGCCTCAGTGATGCCCTCTTGTCTGACAAACTTCGTAATGTTATTTATCTTGCTTTCTGGCATTGCAGTGCCGAGAATAGCAATCGTAGGAACTCCTAGTAAGATGTTCAATCGTATTGCTGAGACAATACTCTCTACAATGTAGGCAGTATGTCCATCTCCACTATGTGAGGATATGCCTCCGACAGCTCCTTCCTTGAACCACTTATACTTAGATGTTCCGTTAAAGTCTCGGCTGATAAAACCATAGGATTCCCCACAACTCGTGATAGGAAAGACAATCCTCTGTCTAGATTTGTCATATCGTACTCCTTCACACATCGCTCTATCAGTTTCAATATCTCTGGCCTGAAGCCAATCAGTTGCGATGGTAGGCAGAACTCTTCCAAAATCAGAAATGTCACTAGACACTCGACTACAAGGTGTTTTACTCCGAATAATGTCGCCCACTTTGCGTTTTGTTCCGGCGACACCTCCCCCAATATCGCATCCAGCTGAGAGGCAATTGTACAATAGAGAATTTCCTTCTCTTCTGACGTTAAGACAGCATCTTCCGCTGCTAGGCATCGTTCCAGTTGTTTCATTGCGATAACATCCACATTGAATAGAGCCTTGTATGCTATCTCCATCAGCGACTCTGTGTCCATAATGCTCATTTATCCATCCTTTCTTATTCATCAAGAAACCCTATCACACCATGTCGATTTTTTAAATAAAATAGTCTACCTTCTGGAGTTAAGCAGACTATTTCATTAGCATGTTCTACATCAAACCTTTTTAGCTTTAAATCCATTATAGTAGGGATGTTTTTTGATTTAAAGCAAATTTCTCCATCAATTTTAGTTATGTAATTCTTTGACATAGTTACTTCCTCACTTTCTTCAGTGTCTGGTAGTATTGTACCACCTTCTCTCGGTCTGTCAAGCACTTCAATGTCTTTTCAGCCCAACACTTCCTGACACCGAGCTCATTGCAGTCTAGCTCGAACAGTTCTTCGAAGTATTCTGAGCAGTCCATTCCGTTAAACTGGTCTACAGCTGCCTTACAGATTATTGTTGTAAGCAGCTTCCCTAAATCCTTGTCACAACTGGAATGTGATAGCAGTATGTTTCTCAGTTGGTTGATAGGCTCACTATCCATGTTAAGTCTCATAATATTGTTTCCTTGGTTTGTTGTTCTTGTTTTTATATAAGAACAATAACAAACCAATTCAACCTATGTCAAATAAAAAAATAATAAAATTCTTTCAAAGAGAATTTTTATTTATTTTTGTTTATATTATATAAGAGATATATTATTTATTTTATTATAAATAAATATATCTCTATACAAACACTCCGTGTTTGTCTTTAAAGGGTAGCACATTTTTCCAGAATGTCAATACCTAAATTGTAAATAATTTCATAATTATTTTAACTAAAGGGGTTGACAGAGTGTAAGTGGTGGAGTATATTAACACTCAAGAGTTTAAGTCTTACGGCTCTTAATTATTTGGAAATGCCTGTTTAAAAGGATTTTTATGTACGATTCGAGATGTGTGAGTTCAAGCATTGTTCGAGGATTGTGTATGAGTATCTGGGATAGGCCAACGATATTGCTAAAGCAATAGGCAGGCATTCCTTAATTTTGTAAGACTAGAGCTTTTAGAGAGGGTGCGAGTGCTGAAAGGTGCAGAGTAATTAACTGTAATACCAGCGGAGAAGCCTCACACTACAGGTAGTAATGTTTCGAATCAACCTAGAGAAACATAAGACGCCTGTACTGTGGACACGTACTAGGTTGTATGTACTTCGAGTAGGGTTACGTCCTGCCACCCTCTTTAAGAGTTTTTAATTGGGCTCATTGCGTGCAGTGAACCTAGTTAAGAGTTTCCAGCAGCATAGAGGAACCTATCCTTGTTGTTAGTAGTAGCGGAGCGAAATGATGTTGCTGTTCCGCAAGGCAATAACCTCCTACAAACATTGCCAGCCATGTAAGTCCAGCCCTCAGAATTGTCTGGGGGCTTTTTATTTGTGTTTAGGGGTTGACAAACCATTCTACATGTGCCACATTATATTCAACGAAAGGAATAATAATGACAACAAAACAACATGAAACTGTTTACCAAGCTGAAAATTATACAGCTTATGTTCGAGGTACAGCACAAATTCATCGAGACGAGGATATCAATCAATGTAATGTTGATTGTGATATTGAGGAGATTGAAGTGGTGGATGATGAGCTCGGAGAGAGAAGCTACTATCCAGACGTATCTTCTTTTGTAGAAGATTTCTCTCAAGAAGACTTCGATATGATTTACACACAATTCTGGGAGGAAGTGGTATGATTGAACAACAAATTATCAAGCACATGCTTGACAAATCCAACTTCGACGAATATGGGGAGTCGATTAAAGAGGAGCACATCCCTACACAAGTGATGTGGAAAATCTTTACACGTCTACGAGATTACTACTTGAACAACACAGACCCTCTCAGCTTGGATGACCTCAAGGCAATCCATCTTGCTGAGATGGCTGGTATTCACATTAACAAGAAGCAGGAGTTTGAAAAAGCCTATGAAGACATTGCTGAAACAGATGTATCGCAAGCATGTGAAGAGCTGGTTCGAACAGCTCGTCGGAACGCTTTGCTTTTCGATGCTCAAGACGCTATTGACAGTGGTCAGTTGGTACGAGCGACGGAACTGCTCCAGAAAGCTGAGGAAGTAGACCAAGATGAAATCACTGAGTTTGACCAATATAGATTGACAGAACTCCAAGATGATATTGATGGGAATAACAGATGGAAATGGGCTATTCCAGAACTAGAGGAATATCTAGACGGGTTCGGTGCTGAACGTAGTGTTTTAGTATATGCTAGGCCAAATAGTGGCAAAACTTCTTTCATTAGTTACAATGTTGTGAATATGATGCGCCAAGGTGCTAAACTCCTCCACTTCTCTATCTCAGAGGATACGAAAGTGGCATTAGTAAAACGCTACTACCAAGCAGCTTATCACAAGAAAGATGAAGTGATTGAAGCAAACATGGAAAAGGCTTCAGATGCTTTTGAGAGAGACTTCGGCGGTAAGTTCTTCCTAAAGAACGTAGCAACACTGACATTGAAACAGGCACGAGAATACATTGAGGCTTGTCGTCCTGATATTGTTGTCTTTGACCAATACCAGAAGGTGAAGGTGTACCACGACCAAGAAGCACGCAGTGATGAAGTACTGACACTCGTAGTCCAGAAACTTAAAGAGCTTGCTAAGGAGTTTCAGTTCGGACTCATTCTAGCCACACAAGCAGACGCTAAAGCGGAGAATAAGAAGTGGCTTGGTATGGACAATGTAGCCGGAAGTAAGACTGGTGTAGCCGGCGAGCTCCAAGCTATGATCGGGATTGGTAAGGATAATGCTGAGGGAGAACGTACTGTCTATCGTGATGATGGCACCACTGTATCAGCCTCTCCTCGATATATCAATATTCCTAAGAACAAAGGGAGTATGGGACAGATGAAAATCAACTTAGTAGGAGATGTATGCGAATGGGTATCCTGACGGATAAGAAAGAGCTTATCTTCGACTTAGAGTGTACATTCTCCTATAGAGATAAGATGGTGAAAGGGAAGCCAAAGCCTGTATCAGATTATGCCTCTCCTTTCAACGACAACAACAGAATCGTGTGTATGGGCATGTATGCTGAAGACCTTGGCTACAAACTATTCGACTTTGACAGAGGAGATAAGATAGAAGATGCGTTCGCTATTTTTGATGATTATCCTTTATTGGTTGGTCATAATGTTAAGTATGATGTTCATTGGCTTCGTAGTGTGGGATACGACACAAGAAAGCACACCCTCATTGACACACTCATCACGGAGTATGTCATCAACGGAGGAAAGCTTACATATGGACAGCTTGGACTAGACAAGCTTGCTCCTCAGTATGGTGGAACGAATAAGATTGACATTATCAAGAAACAATGGAATGCTGGAATCAATACGGACGAAATAACAAAATATGTCTTACATGAGTATCTTTATTATGATGTACTGAATACGTGGAAGATTAGGCAAGGACAGAAGGAGAAACTTAATGTTCAATAAAACAAAAAAACAGACAACATCTCAATGGTTGAGGCATTTAATAACTCTACATGAAGATTTTCAGTATTATAAAGAAGCAAAAGGACATAGAATATTTACATACGAGGATATTCTTGTTGGAGAGATTTTAGGTGTTCCAGATTTATACTACTTGGAGATTCAAGGTGAGGATGTAACAAAAGGACTGTCCGTAAAGGAGTATAAATTACTGAGAAAGTTGTTTAATAAATGTTATAGGCATACAAGGAAACAATTGCAGTCTAAAAGAGAAATTAAATTTTTAAATAGCAGAAACATAGCAATGAACGTTATTCAAACATACCTGAACTCCAAGGAGGATAGTAATGGATAAGGAAATACTGAAATCATATCTAAACAGTATGTTAATGGATATTATTGACGAATCTCAACAGTACTTATCAGAGGATGAATATACAATGTATAGCCCTATAGATGTAGCAACAGATAGGTTTATTGATATGGTCATCCGTATCGTAGAAAACAAGGAGCTTTTGAAATGAAGTGGTCTCATAGAATGTTAGCATTCAATACACGTCTCAACTCCGTTACAGAGGAGATGGAGTTTAATGGTGTACAGGTTGACCAAGAAGTAGCGAAGGAAATATTCGCCGAACTACAGAAAATGAAAGAGGAAGCAGAAGCGACTCTCTACTCTCTAATTATTAAAAACACTCCAGATGATTTTGACGATAGTAAGCTTAATCTAGGCAGCCCTGTTCAGATGGCTGAGTTATTATACTCACACAAGTTCAAGGATAGTCTGAAGGACGATAAAGGGAAAGTGGTACATTCCTTCAAGAAGGAGTGGAGCAGCTTTATGTCTACATTCTCAAGTAGACGTAGAGGTGCTATAAGTGAATTCCAACAGATGGTGGAGAAGTGTTTCGACAAACTCGACTATGGATTTAACATCAAACCCAACCCAGAGTTCTCAGGTAAAGGCGGTTTCGGAGCAGGGAAGGCTGTGATCGAAGCCCTACTTGGTGATGAAAAGCTATCTAAAAAAGCTAGAGCTTTTGCAGAAGCTTATACATCTCTGAGTAAGATTAACACATGGATTGACCTTTCATACTGGCAGATCATGTCTAATGTATCTCCTGACGGGAAAGTTCATGGGAGCTTTGTTCAAGCCGGCACGGCTTCAGGACGTTACAGCTCTAGCTCCCCTAATATGCAGAACCTCCCAAGTAAGGATAAGAATGAAGGTAAGAACCGAGTAAGAGAACTTATCTGTTCGAGATGGGGAGATCAAGGATGCATCCTAGCCCCTGACTTCTCTCAGCTTGAGATTCGTATTCTTATGGAACTGTGTAAATCTAAACAAGGTATTGAAGATTTCAATAACGGGATGGACATTCACACAGCTACAGCAACAGACTCTGCCAACTTTTATTACGGAGCAGGTACGTGGGACAGTTGGGATGAAGCAAAGCAGAAGGCTTGGCGTTCAGGACAGAAGACAGTCAACTTTGGTCTCATCTACGGGGCTATGCCAAAGAACGAACTGGAGCAAGCACAGTATGACGGTTTCATGACACGCTATAAAGAAGTGTTGCCTTGGAATGAGCAAGTGTTTGCACAAGTAGAAAAGTTTGGATACTATGAATGTCCAATGACTGGATTCAGATATAATCTATCTGGAGCCACACACTCCAACTTCAAACGAGGCTATGACAGCCAAGGAAGAGGCTGGAGAAACAAAGCACTCAACTACCCTGTACAAGGTACAGCCGGTAGAGTGGTGCAAGCGTCTATGATTGGAATCTATGATGATATTGTCTTTGACGATAAGATTAAGTTCGTAGGACAAGTACATGATGAAAATTTATTAGATGTTCACCTCTCAGCACTTGACAGAGCTATTGAGGTGTGTTATAAAAATATGGAAGGTGTCCAAGAGGTGTTTAAACGATACTTCGGATATTCAATAGAGGTTCCTCTAGCAGTTGATATGGAAGCAGGGTACAACTGGTTCGATGTCATGGAAGTGGATAAATTTAAAGAGAAAGTGAGATAATATGATTACAGGAACAGTAGAAAGCTTTAATGTAATTAAAGGGTTTGACCCTGACAGTAAGTGGAGTCACTACGGAGAAGCCACAGTAGTTGTAAATGGACAAACATTTACAGGAGGTATGAGAACTAAAAAAGGCGGTAAAATTACAGTGGGCATGCAAGCCACAGTAAACCCAAATGCCAAAAAACAAAATGGTGATGACATCATCGAAGTGGTTCCAGCAGAGCAAGCTTCCTCAGGCGGGGGTTATCAGAAGAAAGCTGGTGCAGCTCCTAAGAAGGACTTCCCTACAGCTAACGAACGTGCTGCTACACAAGAGCGTATCACACGAGATGCTGCTGTAAACAAAGCACTTCAGGCAATTGAGATTGCTGTACGTTCAGGTGCTGCCGCTAAGAAATACTCAGACCCAACTGTTGTAATTCAAGAAGCCCTAGTAATGGCTGACGGCATTGCGAAGCAGATTGCTGAAGACAAGCTATCGGAAGGTTTCCCTTCTAAAGGTGAAGACCGTACAGCCAAAGCTAACGAAGCTGTTATGGATGCTCAAGCCCCTACGTTTGATGATGAAATCCCATTCTAATAATGACGGTCTTTGTAGACGCTGATACTATGTGTTATGCCTCCGGCTTTAGCGAGTCGGAGGACAACATGAAGATAAACATAGACAGCACCATCGAACAAATTAAAACAGCTACACAATGCGACAACATCGAGCTGTGGGTGGAAAGCCCTTTCAGAAAAAACATATTTCGCAACCACGTAGCCGTCACCCGTCCTTATAAAGGGAACCGGAAGGATAAACAACCTCCAGAGTTTCTTAAAGAAGCAAAACTCTACCTCATCAATGAATATGGAGCACAGCAAACAAACTTCTTAGAGAGCGAAGATTGTGTAATGATTCGAGCTCACGAAGAAGGAAGAGATAATTGTATTATTGCCAGTGTGGATAAGGATATGCGTCAAGCTCCTTTCAAGTTCTACGACTATAAAGGAGACGCACTCTGGGACATCTCAGAACAACAGGCTGAGTACAATTTCTGGGAACAAGTTCTTATCGGAGACCTTACAGACAATATCGTAGGACTCCCCAAGGTAGGAAAGAAAACAGCCGCTAAAATTCTCGAAGATAATTACGAGATTGAAGTAGCTACAGAGTATGTTAAACGAGGATTCAGTTATGAATATTTCGTAGAGCAATGTAGGCTCTTGTACATACTCAGATCGTGGAATGATGTATTCACCCCACAAATAACAAAGGAAGAATATAATGAGCTATATTTACCTGACAGCATCTAACGAAGATGTCTCCCTTAAAGAAGGGCAGGCAGACTTCGAAGCCATTGTAGACGGAGACCCTATCGATGCAGGAGTTCTTCTAGGCCAACTCACTGACGCATTCCCTCAAACACAATTAGTGAAAGTACTGGCTTCAGCTCTCGTACAAAGTATGTACTGCTGTAACTACTTCGGAGATGTTGAGCGAAACATGTATTTAGACATGATTGAGGAGTCTGACATCGACGCTGCTTTCCAAGACATTATGAGTGTGTTTAATGGCTCGTAAAGTCAAGAAGACTCGTTGTGGAGGTACTTGGTCTGAGGCAAAGTACTGGGGGTTTGTGAGGAGCAACCTTCGCAGAGCTTGGAGTAAGTATCCTGTAAAATATGCAGCAAAGAAAGCTGTTGAAATGGAGAATGATGGTAGGTTTGACCAACGCACTAAGAAGATGTATCCTTGTGCTATATGCAAAGGAATCTTCAAGGGAAGTGAGGTTCAAGTAGATCACATTGACCCTGCCGGCAGCTTACGATGTTCTGGAGACTTAGAACAGTTTGTCGAGAACCTGTTCTGTGAAATCGATAACTTGAGAGTGTTATGTAAAGATTGTCATAACGAAGTTACTCAAGAAGAAAGGAAAAAGAAATGATTGAGACATTTCTAAAACAATACCTTGACATGAAGAAGGAAGATAAGATTGCTACTATCTCTGAGCTCATGTTGTACTTCCTTAAAGAGGAAGAAGCTAACGGTGTTGAGATGAGCAGCGTGTTCATGGAAACAAACCGCATCACCATCACAGCTAAAGTAGAACCAATCGAAAGCAGTGAAGATGAAGAATGAGAAAGTAGTGGCGTTTGACTTAGAGTGTACGCCGAAGTTAGCTTACGTCTGGAGGGGCGGTAAGCAATATGTAGCCCCATCCATGATGACTGACAGAACAACTCTACTCACTGTAGCATGGCAGTTTGAGGGGCATAAGCCTCAAGGATTGACAGTAGACCCTGCTATGCCACGAGATGACTACGAGATTGTTAAAAAACTTAGAGATGTTCTCAAAGACGCTGACGTCATCGTCGGACACAACATGCGTAAATTTGACATGAGACTGTTCAACGCCCGTCTCCTAGAGCACGGCCTAGAACCTCTAGACCCCTACACTAAGATTATTGACACACTGCAAGTAGCACGTCGTCACTTCATGCTTGACAGCTACAAACTAGATGACATGTGTCAGGACTTGGGGTTAGGAGCAAAGCACGAGACAAACTTCCAACTCTGGCTCGACTGTATGGTAGGAGATAAGAAAGCATTAAAGCAGATGCTCGCCTATAACAAACAGGATGTTAAACTAACACTTGAGTTGTACAGAAAGCTTGAGCCATTTCATAAAGACCACAAACATTATGCTGGAGGTAATGAGGCTGAAGGATATAAGTGCGGTCATTGTAAATCTGAGAAAGTTCAGAAGCGAGGATGGCAGATTCTAGCTCAAAACAAACGGAGACGGGTCCATTGCCAAGAATGTGGTCGATGGAGTGCCGGTAAAGAATTAATTAAAAGGGAAGTATAATATGGTTGATGTAAGGGAAATTAAAGTAGGCAGTACAGTCCGTTTCAATAACGGAGAGTCGGTTACAGTTACTGAGGTTAATTATGAAAGTGGATGTAAATATCCACTACAATTATATTTCAATGACAACAACACTGAAGTGACTAGTGGGTGTTGGTGGACTGACGAAGGAGTTCTTTGTGTGAACAAAGATGTATATATTGTCAGTGTGTTTCCTCCAGAAGAGAGTAATACACCTAAAGAAGGTATTGAAAGTACATTAGAAGAACGTGGTAAGCGTTACGGCACTTTCGAGGATAACGGAGAAATTGCACAATCTCTAAAAGATGTCTTGACAAGAGGACGAGAATGGGATAATATGCCTCTACATCACAAAGAAGCACTGCACATGATTTGTTCTAAGATGAGCCGAATCGTAACAGCAGACTTCTCTTACGATGACAACTACCGAGACATTATCGGATATGCAACATTGATTTTAAATGAACTGGAGAAATAATATGCACGATTTAACAACTCAAGACTTAAAAACTAGTTTAGAGAATGAAATACAGCACGTACTGGACAACATTTCAAAAGCAAAACTACGTCACGCTAAAGATGGGATTGAGCTCAAAGAATACATTAAGGATAGTAAAGCACGAATCTTAGAGTTAAAATCAGAACTGAAACAGGTAGTGGACAATCAAAACGAAATTAAAAAAGATTTAGGGATTGAGTAATATGAAAAAAGTATCACTAGTTACACAAATCTTAGGAACGGTGTTCTTAATTTTTGTTGGAGGATTTTTCGTCTACGTAATTAACAATTTAATGTTTGGCAAACTTATTGATTTAGGTTATCTTGAGATTGTAGGATACCTCGCCATGTTGAGGTTCACGTTTAAAACAATGTCAGCAGACTTAAGGGAGATTAAAGTAAATGAATAAATTAGAAGCACTATCAGTATTTCACAACGCTTTTGGAATTAAGAAGCCTAATAAAATGGACACCCAAGAGTACAGTGACTTCCTAGCCCTTCGTACCTCCCTCCTTAAAGAGGAGTACGAAGAGGGTCGGGACGCAATGGTGAGTATTCAAGCAACTCTGTCAGAAGGGATGTCTCCTACCCTCGAACAGAAAGCAGAATTGCTTGATGCTTACACAGATATGTTGTACATCATCTACGGTACGGCAGACCTCCTAGATATTAACATTGATGCAGCATTTGCTGAAGTACATGCTTCTAATATGTCAAAACTTGATGAGAATGGTAACCCCATCATCAACGGTGAGAACGGTGTATTGGATGAGACGCGCCCTCTAGGGAAAGTGTTGAAGTCTGATAAGTTTCGAGAACCAGAACTCAAACAATTCGTTATTGATAAGATCGAACAGACGGAACTTGACATTTAAGAATAAATGTGTTATAATATTGCCTCCCATCTCTAGGTAAAAGAAAAGGACTCTATAAAGAGTCCTTTCTTCTGTCATAACCCTGACAGAGGGAGACGCAAATCACCTCCTCTCGTTAAATTAATTGTTTAGATTAATTTACGAGAGCTTGGCCTTCCTTAAAAGCCGGAGATTCAGCCTCATCTGCGATTGCGTCCTTGTGTCCACGAATGTTATCTAAAAGTCCTTGGCTTTCTAGGTCGTACATCGTAGGTACGCTTGAACTGATAGCAAAAGTACTTAGAATAACTACACGTCCTTTATCACCAGCGGCGTTGAGGCGAATAAAAGCCTCTCCTGCGTGAGCTGAGATAGTAGACATTAGTAGAGCTAGAGTTAGAATGTATTTCATGTTATTCTCCTTTAGTTTACTTGTTTTACTAGACTTAAAGCCTAATCCTTTTTCATAGAGATTGAGGCCGTTTCACTGACGACAGTGTTTCCTTCACCTTCTTCGTCATTAATGACTCGCTTCTTCTTTCCAGTAGCGATTATCTGGTGGCCTACAGTTTCAAACGTAACTTCCGTACCTTTCCCCATTAAGCGTTTCAATCTCTTTTTCAATATTTGTTTAGATGTTTTAATCATGCTGGTTCTACCTCTATTAAGAATGAAATTGATTGTTCAGAAATCTGAGTTTTAAATGTAGCATCTACTTGAGATGTAGACCCTGTCACCAAACTAAATCCTCTTGCTGAAACACCGCCTGTTGAAGAACCGGTACGCGATTTTACCGCAGTAACTTCAGTGAATCCATTTTCTGTTGCTGGTGTCTGGTCGAATCTGTCTGGAGTTGAGTCGTGTACACCAAAACTAACCATCAATGATCCCGCGTTTGTAGGTGTCACTGATGTAGAAAATGCTGTCAAGGCACTTGAAGTTGAAGCTCCGTCGAAGTTGGTGATTGAGGTGTTGGCACCACTAACCCTGTATAAAATACCTATACAATCCTCTGAAGTGCTGATAGACCAAGTGTAATCTGAAGGTTCACTAGAGGTTGCAGTTTTAGCGTAAATATGGGCTGTAACTCCGTTAGGTGTTACAGTATCTAGCTGAGTCCATCCAGTCGGAGGGGTGAAAGTCTCCACGGCATCAGACGCAATAAATCCCAATAGGAGCTCGCCTTCTTGGATGTCGGAAGGGGCCGCAATTGCGAGAGACGTTGTAGCTGGAACACCTCGTGAACTGAAACTCTCTATGACTGGTGCTGTACCAGAGGAGCCTCCAGAAGGAAATAGATTGAAAGGCTCAGAAGTTATGTTTGTTACAAAAGGATTTTTTGTCGGTGGTTTTAATATTGTCATCTAACTCTTCCTTTATCATTTAAAAACTCTTTAAACTCGTTATCTTCGAGTTCTTGTAGAAGCTCCTCAAACACTTCCCCATGTTCGAAGTTTCTAGCTTTCATTGTCATAATATCTTGTGTCTTCAATCTAAACGTAGCGGACGTTTCAGAACGATCCACCTCCTCTAGGTACTCCCCTACTTGAGCTAGAGTGAGATCATCTGCTTCTATCTCAATATATGACATTACTCGCAATCTCCTCCGCATACACATTCATATTTACTGTTCTCATCAATGATACGCTCAACTGTAGCTACAGAGTCGAGTGATTTAGAGAAGATTATTGGTTGGTATATTTTACAGAAATCATTTGCGGGAGTATTTTTCACGCACCCTGATACGTAGAGACTTGCTGCTAACAGCACGTAATGCTTTGTTCTCATTTTCCAATGCTTTCTTACGAGTTTCTTCCCTTCCTTGCTCAATAAGCTCTTGTCTCTTCCACCAAGAGAAGAGACCAAGAACTAGAGAGGCAACACTACTCAGAAACGATAACATTCTCGTAAGCCTTTTTAGCTTTAGCGATTAGCTTGTCGTCTGCTTCTGTAGCTGTGATAGTAGCTAATGAAGCTAGAGCACCTAGAATTGCCAGAACAATCTTAGGACGCTTTTTAAGGGCTTCAATTACTTTCTTGACTTTATCCATTTCTCTATTCCTTCTTTGATTATGATTGGAGCATTGTTCACGATGTAAATAATGAGATGCTCCGCTATCAGTGCTGACATAGCCGTCACTAATAAACTTAAAAATAAACTACCGTGGTACTCAAACACAGTCAGTCCTATGAGTGCTGAAAGCGGCACACCGCCAAGAACACTTATTGCCAAACTCTTCCCACTACGTGTCTTCGGAGATACGATACTCTTAACTACCACAAATAGACTTGATAGGCTTAAATACGGAACTGCTTGTTTTAATATCTCTGCCCATGTTGTCATTCTTTGTGTTCCTGTAATTTCTTATCAGCAAAGTGGTGATACATGATCACCGACAAAGCTGTCACTGTGTGATTTATATTGAACGTCAAGTTGTGGAAGAAACTAAGTTCCTTGCCGGTAAATTGGAAACTCCAACCTAACAACAAAATACCTAACCCTAGACTCGATGCAGTAGACAGGCACACTGTGATATACCACCCTGCACTATCAGACAGCTTCTTGTTTAATTGGAAATCCCACATGTTTTTATATTTCTCAATAACTTGCAGTCCTGTATACGTAGCTACCAAACAAAGTATTGCAGGAACCAATGTTGTTATGAAAGTAATCATAAGCTCGCCAACCTACTTCCGGCTAAACCTACAGCATCAGCCACAGCTTCTGCTCTGTTTCTCAGTGGCTTTCTATTTCCTTCAGGCGTAGTAAATGTCGTCACCATCTCTTTTCTAACTGTCTCGTCATCACCAGCCATCATGGCTCTAAATAGACGAGGCCATTTCTTAGGAGATGCGCCTTTAACGCCTACGTTGAAAGCAATGTTTACGAGGACGTTCTGGTACTTCTCTGGAAGAAGGTCGAAGTTAGTCCACTCTTCTTTCAAACCTTCACGAGCAACATCGATGTCTTGCTCTAGGAGTGTTTCAGCTTGAGCTTCTGTTAGACCTTTGGAAATAGCCACTTCCTCACCACCTACAAGGATTGTCCCTTTAGATAGTTCGGAATCAGTTAGTTTGTGTCCATATGCGATAGTGTCATTACCACCTTCTGGTGATGAGTGAGGCTTCCAAGTCTCCCCATCCCATCCAGACTTAACACTGTTTTCTACTTCTGCAATAACTTGAGTGAAAGGATTCAATGCAAATTCTCCAATTAGATTTCCAATCTCATCCTCTCCTGAAGGAGGAGGAAGTAGATCGGGATTCATGTTCTCACCAATCAACTGTCCAAGAGGATCAGACTCTTGATTGGCAGAGTTAAAATTTACGGCTTCTGGAGCCTCCATACCACCGGTAGCCTCAAATACTGAACCTTCGTTCTCGAAGAACTGCACAGCATTGTCATACCCTTCAACTTCTTTCTGACGAGACTCTTCAAGCTCTCTAACAATATCTTGGAACACACCAGCATTTACAGGTTTTGAACCTAATTGTCTAGCGAACATCTTATATACCTCGTAACCATCAGAAGTGAGGAGGTTTGTATTAGCGAATTCCTTGCCAATCTTAGACATCATAGCTTTATTTAAAGCCTTGTCATCCTTAATACCTAAGTTACGCATGATGTTCCTACGGACGAAAGCATCAACACCCGTAAGCTGTGTTCTAGGAGTGAAGCTCCCTACAGGTGATGCAGGACTAGCCATAGTGTTCTGGATAAGCTGCAACCCATTCTTCAAACCAAGCTTCTCACCAGTAGACATCTTATCAATGTTTGAAAGGTCTCCGGCAAACTTAGTGAGTTCAGAGTATGCTGCTAGGTTGTCCAGCACATCTACTGATTCCCTACCTAAAACTGTCTCAAGGTTTTCCTTACCCATAGTAGAGTAAAGAGAACGAACATCACTTGCGAAGTTCTTAGATGCCGCAAGCTTTCTTGATACAATTCCTCTAGTAGCTTCTGGGATGAGACGCTGTGCGTCAAGCCCGTAAGCATCCATGTTGCGAACCAGATCATTATAGTGTTTAGGGTTCTTAACAATACGCTTAATCAAGTTCTCTTCGTTTAGAGTCTCTTTCTCAAGTTGGTCGAAGAGTTGTTTAGTTGAACTCTTTCTCCAGCTCACGAGGTCCCCACCTTTATCCAAAGTATCTACGAATGTTCTAATCACTTCGTCTGTCTTGCCATCTGTAGATCGGCCTACAGCCTCTCCCATAAGTCTTCTAAACTCCGGCATGAATTTCTGAAGGAATGCCGCCTCACGTTGATCGTCTCCTACAGCGCTATTCCACATTTTACGATAAACTTTTGTAAGTTGGATAGGTGTGAGGTCACTTTCAAACTTAGGGGTGCCTTCAGCTGTCTTTCCTTTGCGCATGTCAGCAATAAACTCAAGAAGCTCATTAGCTTTCTTCTCCCCACCCATAACTGTTTCCAGTTCTGCGATGTTCTCCACTTCGAAAGCATCTTCAATATTTCTGTAGCTGATTACACGCTGTGTGTCGTCTACAGCTTGTCTTGCAAATATAGTAGATTTGTTTAGAGAAGTTTCGTATAAGTCTTTCAAGCTAGATGTTACAGCATCTGAGCTACCTAAGAAGTTAGCTCTTAGAGTATCTGTGGATACGTCAGTACCTTCTGTGAAGCTCTTCTTCAAAACCTTATCAACAGTGTCGTTCATCTTAATGACACGCTCGATAGCTTTACTCTGAGACGGGTCAAGTTGTTTTTGTGTCAAAGCAACCTTCTCGGCAGTTGCTAATTCTCCTGTTCCAACCAAACCTTGAGTACGTTCAGCAGCTGTGAAAGTCTCTTCTCCCTCGAAGAACTTTCTCTCTACGTCTGTGGCTGTCTTCCCTCCAAATAGGTCATCGACAGGACGGTCTTCAAGAACGTCTGTCTCTCTGTATTTCTTATGGTCGAATCCAAGTTTATTACCAAGGAATTTCATAACACGACCAGCAGCAGCTGCGCCGGCCTGCTCAATAAGAGTGTTGTTGAAATTTTCAAGGAACTCGTTTTGCTCAGATTCAGGAGTCAGCCCAATAACTTCTTCAAGTTCTTTCACGAGAGTGATGGGAACTGCTTGTAACGTACCAATGACAGCTTTAGAAGCAGGACTGAGCCTCTTAGCTCCTCCTGTAACATCTGTCGCCACTTCCGCTACTGTAGATAGTGGTCTGTCGGCGATCCCTTGTGCTACGTTAGAGGCGTATGTTTTACCTGCATCTGCGGCAGAGCCTAACAAACTACCGGTTCTTGCAAAACCTTCTTCGATGTCAAACGGCTTTGCCATCTGTTCTGCACTTCGTTGTGAGAACTCTTTAATATCAAGAACAGGAGACCCGTCAGGCCTTTGTAGCCCCATCTGCTGCATGAAAGGATTAGGTCGTTGATCTGACACTTCTGGAGCAGCTCCTTCTGAGGCTGCAAAAATATCTTCTAAACTTCTCCCTGAATCAGGTGTAGTAGCTTCTTCAAGAGTCCCACCAGACTCTACGAACAACTCTTCGAGAGTTTTATTGCTCATTATTTCACTCCTTTTAGGAATTCCTCAATCTCTTCTTGCGTCTTACCTTCAGCAAGAGCTGCCTCAACAAACTTACTGTGTTTGTCGGCTTTACGCATGATTGACATATCTTGTACAACCTGTCTAGCAAACAACCCACTCAACATAGCTTCCTGTTGTTCTAATGTAGTGTTTAAATCAACATTATTATCAAACATTGCACGCATAGAAGATAGTCGAGACTTCATCATACCAAGTTTAAATTTAGCTGTTCTTTTTGTGTCTGTTGCGTTAGGCATATACATAGCTAAGTAACGTGTAACTTCCGGCTCTGGTACAGCGGCACCAGATTCCATACGGAAGATAGAGTTAAGGGTTTGCAGGAAGCCAGATTTAGCAATCCCTGCTTCTGTCCCTAAGAACTGGTCTGACAAACCAACGAATGTATCTGGAAGAGCTGTAGCTGCAAGAGTACCTCTTTGTAGCTCTCCTGACTCGTCAAACACTACGTCTTCAAGGAAGTCTACAAGTGTATCAGCAACCACTACACCGCTCACCTTACCTTTAGCTTCTGCGCTTTTAACATCAAAAGCTTCTGAAGCACCTTTAGCAGTATCTTGAATCTTAACGCCGGCTGCCTCGGCAAGGCCAGCAGCTTGTGCTTGCTCGGCAGTACCCCCTAAGCCAGTGACAGCATTCTTAGTCATTTGAGCCTCTGTAAGTTTAGGGTTGAGGTTAAGTTGCTGTAGGATAGGATTAATGTCCTGCCCTGCTCCTTGCATGTCAGCAAGAAGACCAGTGATACTCTCAACTTGAGTTGAACCATTAGCCATAGTCATAATGAGGTTTTCCATATTACCTGTCATAAAACGAGCACCAACAACCTCACCACCAGTGATGTCTGAAAACATGTTTCCAAATCTCTGAGCAATTTCTGTTGTGTTAATCTCCTGTCCTTGGCGTTGAGCTGCAATAGCACCACTCCACTCAGAAGCAATAGCTGGTGCAGCAGCTTTAATTTCGTCAGAAGCAATCTTCTTAGCTTTCTGTTTCGCCTCTGCAATAGCTCGTCTCTCGGCAGCAACTTCTTGAGTACGTTTGAATTGTGCTTCAACTTCCGCAATGGCTTGCTCTTGCTCAGAAGCTTTCAGAGCTTTACCTCTCAAACCACCGCCGACAATGGCAGCAAGCACGTTAGTGTCTTGGCCTCGCACACCTTTAGCAACTTCTAACAGTCTCTGACTAGCTGCCATTCCAGTACCTCTAGTACCTTGAGTGGCAAGTCCTTGTAAGTTTTTCAATAGATCGTCTGCCATTTTATATCCTTTATTTAATGCCTAGTCGCTGCCAAGTAGCGTTAGAGCCGGCTTTAGATTGTCCGAACATGCCTCCACTGCCCATAAAGCTTCCGCCTCCACCAAATAGTCCACCAGACGCTCCAGTAGCTAACGCTCCCATCGTCTGAGAAAGAGCTGAACTCTGTGCTTGGTCAAGTGCTAATTTCTGTTGTGCAACACCTAGCTGGTTAGAGAATCGGTTCTGACGAAAAGCATCTGTAAGTCCTTGTTGTTGTACTTGTAGATTACGTTGGAACTGACTCTCATTTTGTTGGTTAGCTAGACTCTGTTGTAATTGATTAGCAGCAAACTCTAGTCCAGCTCCTGTACGAGTCACTTGCTCGTTGCGTAGTTGTTCAGCAAGAAGAACTAGTTGATTCTCATCTGTAGCTGCTTGCTCAGCAATACTATCGCTAATCTGCCTTACATTCTCAATCGCTGTAGTAGAGTCTTGCAGTCCACGCTGTGTTAAAGCTTCGCCTGTAACACGAAGAGCCTCTTTAGCAGCTTCATTACGTGCTTTAGATTGTTGTGTTCTAACTGCCGTAACGACCGGCTCAAAAGCAGGGTCGTCAATAGCGGCCTCAATATCTGTCAGAGATTGTAAGTCCACTAAATACTCGTCGTATGCTGTGTTAAGAGCATCCATCCTAGCTTGTTGTTCAGGTGTGAGGTTTAGGTCTGTGACAATCTTCCTCACTTTTTTCTTAGTACCGTCCTCAAGAGTAATCTCTTCTTCCACCTCACGGGATGTCACACCAAGAATTTCATTAATCATTTCCATAGGACGTGCTTGATTTGGAAGCGTAGGTGCGTCAAACTTAGGCTTAGTAAGTCCAATAGAGTTGGTAATTGCTCTAAATAATCCCATATTATTTTCCTATGTTTTGATGATTTTGTTCATAAATAGAGTTGGCGGTAGATTTGTTTGAGAATCTCCCGTAAACGTAGAAGATGCGGTATGGTTGTGTCCATCTCCGCTACCAGTATTGGCGGTCGTTAAGTTTGCAGTACCTCCCATAACGTTCTGTGCGGCTGGAGTATAACCTAGGCTGTAATTACCTGACGGGTCTCCAGCTGGGTTCAGAGAACCTGTTTTGTAAGTGGCGTTACTCTGTGTTGGGCTTGTACCTACACCGCCTAATACTCTTTGGGTGTGACTGTGAGCAGGCAGTTCAGCTTCTATCAATACGTGGTCATCCACTGTTGTTGAAACACTACCTGTAGCAGTACCATCTTCAGTACCTAACTCCCCGTTCAATGTGTCTGCTTGAGAATCTGTTACACGGTCAGCAGAACTACCACCCATGTTGTCTAGACCAGCCGCTACACGACCTCTTAGGTCTGGTACGTTAAATGTTGTTGAGCCATCACCACTACCGTATGTCGTACCGATAGTAGAGAAAAGTGCTGAGTATGTAGCACGACTAACAGCACTACCATCACAAAGAAGCCACCCAGAAGGGGCTGTACTTCCTGCGAAGTCTGTTACGCTACCAGTTGGAGAAGCAGGGGCTCCTGTCCAAGCAGGGAGACCACTAGACACTGTCAAGAACTCTCCATCACTACCTACTGTCAATTCAGCAGGGTCTCCAGACCCGTCCATAATATAGATACTTCCGGCTGTAAGGCCAGATAGTTTAGCAAGAGTAATTGAGTCGTCTGGAACTACACCTGTTACAGCAGTGTCATATAACTCATTAAGAGCATCAAACACTGTGTTCATATCTGCATCCAAGTGGAAGCCTTCTAGTGGCTCCCTTGGACGTGTAGCTTGTAGATCAGCGAATTTAGTGCGATTAGGTAGACCAGCTTCACCGTCTACTGTAGTTGCTAACGCTACTCGTTGGTACTGTTGTGTTGTCATCTTTCAGCTTTCCCATACATGTTTAAACTTACGATACGGAAGCCACCTTCCGATACTTCAGCCTGTACAGCGTAGCTAACAGACCTAGCAATATATTTATCATTCTGAACTGGATAGTTCCTAATATCACTACCACTTCCTAGAGGATCAACCCCTAAGAAGAATTCGCCAAGATAGCTTGGAGATTCTGGTGTTACGATAGTGAGTGTAGATTTATTTACAGAAGAGAAATCCTTATAACGCTTGAGCGTCACTGTTGTCTCTTTCTCTGGTACAATTTGTAGCTCCGTGTACCTATTAGCCCATCTATGACCTTTACGAGGCTCAATCTCTGGGGTCCACCAACTGATAGCTATAGACTCTCCGTCATCACTGAACACTTCATTGTCTTCGTCGTAAACAAACACTGCGTTATCTCTAGCGACGTAGAGCTTCCTGTTAGGAGCTTCATTTAAAGCTGTGGCGTTACTGAACAGTCCTGTGAATCTCACCCACCCGTTTGTATCAAACTTAGGTGTGTAAATGTGTGTTTCGTCAGGAACTTTAAAACCTACGAAACCACCACGAGAATATTTGAAAGACCTTGCGGCTTTATACCTATCATCTTCCTCAAACATGTATTCGAGTCTGTCGTTGATTCTATCGTAGAACGCAGCACCTCTACCTTGAGATACTTCAATATCATCTGTCTGAAATGTCTTCTCTAAGTTTTGAGCACCGTCGTTAGTGTAGAAGATTAGGTCGTTCTCTACTTCCTGAATAAGACTACCATGAGCACAACCAACTCCTACAGTCTTACCCCAAGAGAGGTCTCCGCCTGAAGTAGGGACTGTGCCTGTCCAAATTTGATACGCTCTGCGACCAAAGAACACTAAGTTGTTTCTATACAATTCAATACCTACAAACTCATCACCTACAAGGTGTTTATCTTCAGCATTTACAAAACCTACTGCTTGAGTAGTAGGGTTGAACCATGTGTTAGGGTTGTTTGTACCATTAAGGTAGAAATATTTCAAACCCTCGTCACCACGACGTTGGTTTGCTTTAAGTTCTCCGCCACTTAATGCCCATAAACGGTCATGTGCTTGTCGAATCAAACTGAACGCTGGTGGTTTATCGTAATACTCAACACTGTCGATTGTAGTCCCTGTAAGGACGTTCAAATCAAGGTTTACTGTTAATGTAGGAGCTGAGTAGCTTGTACTTAGTACATCAGCCTCAAAAGGCGTGTTACTTCCATCCATGTACACTCGTACAGCTCTGCCGTCTGGGTAGTTGCCACCCTCTACTCCTGTAGCAGGCTCTAACGTAAACGTGTCTGTGTCAACTTTCGCAAAATTGTTAGAAAGCGCATCTTCAACATACTCACCCATGTCTGAAAAGGTGTCTGCGTCTGGATCGTAGAATAGGTTATCATCAATCCCATTGCAAAATGTAAGTCCTCCAGCGAAGTACTCAAATCTAGGAGTGCCATTCGTATCTAGTCCTGTTTGCTTTGATGTAAATGTCGTTAAGCTTGTGTCCGACGTGTAAAGCTTACCTGCGTCTGTGTACGCAACAAAACGGAAGTCTCCGTTACTGTCTGTCACACTGTCAAGCTCTGTGATTTTCTCACCGGCTGGAATACCCGTGAGTTCAATATCAGTAAACCCATTACGAGCTTCAAGCTCACCCTTCTTTCTAGGAAGCATGTTCTGAATGTCTTGAGCATTCTGTGTAGTCATGTTCTGAGGCGTGATGTCTTGAGAGATGAGTTTAGAAGGTGCTTTCACCTGAATCTGGGAAAACCCACCTCTTCTAAATCTCTTCTTAGTCATCGTAAGGAACTCTCTTAGGTTCGCCTGATTCATTTCTCACGTAAGAAATTAGCTTCTTGAGACGCTTCATATATGCATTCTCTTTCTCACGTCTGTCAAGTCTATCGTGGAAGCCTTGCTCTCTGATAGCCATAAGCCAGATACCGCCCAACTCAAGTACATCATGGTACTCTGTTGGAATCTTAATTGCAGACTCTACGTCATCAATTGCAAGGGTATTAACTTTAGGGAAATAACGAACACGTAGAGTTGTGTCGTTGATTGGATAAGTGTTAATGGTTGTATTACCATCTAAGTAATAATAACACGGATTTCCAGTTTTGTCAAGAGCCGGATACTCTTTTTCTAGGTCGAATACGTCAGTTTTTTCTAGGATGCGGTTATTATCGACATCGTAGACAGAAAGAACACGGATATTTGCCGTGTTTGTTCCTGTACCTGAAGTAATGGTCACAGACTCAGACTCTGTATATCTGCCAAAGTCATTTTTAGACATGACAGTAAACACCCTGTTGTAGATGTCGTTGACATCATTCAGGATGCGTTGCTCAAGATCGTTATCACTATCAACCTCATCTAAGGCGAAGTCTGCAATTCTATCTACAATCTGTTGTACTGTTGACATATCATACCTCTTTTAAATTAAGGCAAGGTTTTTTAGAGGAACCTTGCTAAAACCTCATAACGATTAAAGGTCGTTACCACCAACAGCGTGGATGTACACTTTGTCACCAGCTGTAAGGGCGTAAGTAGAAGCACCGTCAGCTACTGTTACAGTCTCACCAGAGAAGCTGATAACAGCATCTTCAGTTACAACTACACCAGCACGAGCGATAGTTACTTGAACCCACTCGATGTTAGTAACATCGTCAACAGTGATGTCAACCGTACCGGCTGTATCATCAGCTGCCACTACTGTGTAAGTGCTGTGTGACTGCGCTGCAATCTTCTTAGCACCATCTTCGTTTAGGTATACGTTCATAGTATTAGTCCTTTATCTTATAGTTCGCCAGTAGCGAATACGTGTACTACACCGTTCTCGATACCGTCAAATTTAAGCATCTTAGTACCGTAGATTGCTGTGTGAGCAATACCCATGTGTAGTTCGTAGTCCATGTCTTTACCAGAGAATTTACCGGCAAGGCCAATACCAACTGCGAATGCTTGAGCACCTAGAAGTAGGTTGTGTGCTACACGAGTAGATGAAGCACCACCGTCAGCAGACTCAATACGGTTCATGTCTGGAACCATGTAGAACATAATACCGTCAGCTTCACCAAGATAGCGAGAGCCATCAAAGAATGGAGCTGAGATTTCGTTCTTACGCATGTCATCACGTAGGTCTTTGAACTCTGTGTCCGCTTGTAGGTGGTCAGCAGAGATCGGATCAAGAAGCATTACAAATTTATCTTGAATGTTCGGTTGACCTTCTTGTACGATACGCATTGGACGTACACGACGTGCAGTAACACCACCACTGTACTCAGCGATGTCAAGAGCTTTACGCTTCGCAGTACGAGCCATAGCTAGAGACATTTTATCGTTAGTAGCATCTACGTTAGCTAGTGCAGTAGCTAGAGTAGCGTTGTAGTTACCAGCTTCGTCTGAACCAAATAGTACACGAGTACGGTTTGGAGTAGCTGTAACAGCAGCAGCGTCGATAATATCGTTACGCATGATCTGTGCTTTAGCGTCAAGTAGTTGAGGCTTTAGAAGACCAACAACTTCAACTGGAGTACGCGCGTTTACAAGAGCTTTTTGCTCTACTTTAGCAGCATAACGTACGTAGTCGATAGTTACAGAGTCAGTGTGGAATTTAAGATCAACTTCGTTACCTTCAAGTTGCTCATCACCACGCTTTGCTTTAGTAGGGTCAAAAGCGTCTACTAGGTTGAAGTAAATCGTGTCGCCACGGCCTTTTGATTCGTCTTGCTTCAGCTGAATTACCGCATCAGAAGTAGTACCCATAAGCCAACGTAGTGTGTTACCATCGATGTACTCACGGAAAGACTGTTTTAGAATGTCCTTCTGGTTGAGGTCTGAAGCATTTGTGATAGATACAGTCATTTGTATTATCCTTTTCTATTTTTTGCTTACATTAGTCCAATAGACTGGAGTGAGATAGACTCACTTTCGTCTGATTTAGTCGAAGTAGATGGAGCACTTCCACCAATCTTCGGCTTACCCTTTTTCATAGGAGAAACATAGTTTTTGTACTTCTCCTCGTATTTCGCTTTGATTTCAGCTTCAATCTCAGAACGAATAGATTCTTCATCCATTGAAGACTTGTTAGTCAAGGCTGCAACCAAACTACCGTGCTCTTGAACAGCTTCATAGGCTGTTACAAGCTCTTTACCTCGCTTTAGAACGTAAGACGCTCTAGTGGCTGGGTCTTGAGCTATGAGCTCTTTTACAATAGTTGGGTCTGAAGCGGCGAAAGTGTCGAACGCTGATACAGCAGCTTGCAGTTGCTCGTCTGTTGTATCTGTGTTGTCTTTAAGAATTTGCATAGCAAGCGGTAGTTGTTGTCCAACAGCGCTTACAATCTCTGCCATTTCATTAGCTTCAGGTTCTGGGTTCTTCATAGAACCTTTCAACTCCTGAATCTCTTCGGCAGACAAGTCTTCTCCGGCCTCGAACTTCTGGATGATGCTCTGGGCTTTTTGATTTACTTGTGTTGCGTATTCTCGTGTGTCTTTAAGCTGCTTCTCTAGCTGCGAATACTTGTCGTCTTCGGCCTTCTCTTCGACCTCTTCTGTTTCCGACTCTTCAGATTCTGTTTCTGTCTCACCGCCTTCGTCAGTTGCTTCCATCGTTTCCTCTGTAGCTTCTGATTCGGCTTCTGTTACTGTTTCTTCTGTAGTGTCGTCCATTTCAAATAGATCGCTGAGGGACGGCTCAACGTGTGTAGTTTCATCAGTCATGTTTCTCTTTCCTTATTACCTTCTACTGAATTGTAGGGACGGTTTGGGCAGGATTGGCCTCCTCGCTTGCGGCATCACCTTCAGCTTGTGGCTGGGACGGCGAATTCTGTTTCATCTCCTGAATAATCTTGTCGATATTTCTAATACCAAAGGCTTTAGCTAGAGTTGGAGACTGTAGAAGAATCGGTAGTTGACCGTTCATAGCTACGTTTCTCAAGTTCTCTGCAAGCTCTTCTGGTGGAC